GAGGACGCCCTCTTCAAAACCGCTGCCTATGCGAAGGCCAAGCAGTCCGGGATGACATCAAAGGAAGCCGCCGCGCACGTCCGCCTGTGGTTCCCCTACTACGACAACGTCCCGAAGACCGCCACGGTGCGCAACCTGAAGCGAACCGCAATGCCCTTCCTATCGTTCTACTACGAGAGCGGTCGGATCTTGCTGAACGCCATGCAGTATCGCCCTGCCACCCTTGCGAAGTGGATGGCGATCCCAGGACTTGTCACAGTTTACTCGCTGGCCGCCCTCGGTTACGGGCTCCCGGGCGATGACGACGAACGGAAGCGCAAGGCCCGGGAAGCGATCTACGCGGAGATGCGTGGACGCCGCAAGATTGGTCCCATCACGTTGCAGTTCTCCGCCCTCATGCCAGGGCTCGACGATCAAGGCCGCCCGATGATGTTCGATATGACGAACATTAACCCATATGCTAACTCCCTCGGGATGCGGGTTGAAGAGGGGCGCGAGGATCCCGGCTTCGCTGTCCAACTTGGGCGCTCGTGGTTTTCATCCCCGGTTGCCAGCACGGCGCTGAATCTCATGCTGAACCGCGACCCATTCACCGACAAGCCTCTGGTGCATTCGGAGATGGACGCCGGAGAAAAGGCGATGGCGATCGGGAACAAGATGCGCGACATCTGGGCTCCGGCATTCGCCGCGTCCTACGGAGTGGTTCAGAAGACCGTCGAGGGGGCGACCGGGGGCGGTGATGTGCAACGCTCCACCATGGAACGCCGCACTGCCGGGGGTGACGTGGTCCGGGCTTGGACTGGCTTGGACTTCCGCAACGCAAGCCCGCAGGTCTGGCGCATTGCGAACCGGTGGGCGGAGCGCAACGGCTACAGCCTCGGCGCCGATCCTGGTGGCGACACCACGAAGCTGGGCCGGGCTCGGCAACGAGTTTATCAGTCGATCCTCAACAACGACGTCGGTGCCGTCGAACGCGAGCTTGCCAACCTTGCTGAGGTCGGAGCCGCTGACGGCAAGACGCCTAACGCCATCACGACACCAAAACAACTTGTTGATCTGATCGACGACCGCAACCCGCTCCGTGGGATCAAGGGCGACAAGGGCGAAGATTCGACGGCGAAAATTGCGCGGTTCAAGCGGGACATTTCCGATCCAGAACGCGCCAGCGTCGAACGATTGGAGTCCGAATGGAAGGCAATGAGGGTTCGCGCTGTCCGTGAAATCTGGCGCGAGATCGCCCAACGTCGCGCCAAGAAGTAACGCAAAAGGGCGGCCCCACTCAGGGCCGCCCAAGTTCGGTCACTCTCCCGTCAAATTATGGAACTACGTGGGTGACGTTCAGGCTCGCGCTGTAGTCGCCCACAAACCCGCCGCCGCCGAACGTAGGAGGGCCAAGGCGGAGAGTCACGGTTTCAGCCGTGGCGTCGGTCAAGTCAAGCCAGAACACGTCACCGGTTGCGCCTCCCGCGAGGTTGGTCGCGGCGAGCGCGGTAACAACGCCGGTGCCGTCGTTCCCGGAAGCGTTCGCGACCGTCACCAAAGCCGCTGCTGCGGTAGATGCGTCGATGCCAGCCTTGACCAGCGTGGCGGTCGAGGTGATCGCTGGAGCGACTCCCGCCGTCGTGTTGGTCGATGCTTCCAGATCAGTGACGCCGGAAACACCATACCATTCGACGTTGAGGGTGCTGTCGTTGGCCGCCGCAACCCGCGCCGTCAAAACGACGTTGGCGGAAGTGCCGCCCACGGTGAAATGCGTGTTGATCACGGTGTCGGCAGTGAGCGCGGCGCGGATCTTGGTTGCCACCGCCGCCGCATCGGCGTCAGCATCAAGCAATGCGCATTGCACCGCTTCGGGTGCCGTGAACAGGGCCGACGTCACAAGGATTTGCAGAGTGTCGCTTTCGGTGGGTCCGGCAGCGCTGGTAACGGCAGCGGTCTCAACCTGCGCCGTTCCGGTCCCGGTGGCGAGGTTGACGGTGATCGCTTTGGCGGCAACCGAAACCGACAGCGTGGCTGACGCGGTCCCTGGGTTCACGTAGCGCACGGAGATGTCGTTGCCGCCAAGCCCGGACTGCACCGCCGTGTAGACGAGATCGTTGTTCGATCCGCTGAGGGCGGTCGTCAGCGCCGCCGTTCCAGCCTCCTGAATCACCAAATCCTTGTCCGTGGTCGAGATGTCCTCCAGTTCCGTGGTCGCATTGGCAACTGCGATCGTCGCATTCGTGCTTAATGCGCGGGTTCCAGAGTTGCAGACCCTGGCGCGAATCTGGTGATTGGCAGCGGAGAACGCCGTGCCGTCCGGCTTAGTGCAGGCGATCTTGATCCGGCTGGGGGTCGCCGTGGTCCCCTGACTGGAGATCGTCGGCGTGTAGATGCATTCTTCATTCGGCGAGAGCGTCTGAAGAACCGTTCCTTGGTCGTCAACTACGACAAGTTGATCCGATGCGTTGAACCTGATGGCAAGTTCGTTGTGGTTGGCCCGGTAGGTTTGATCCGACTTCGGGCGAGATAGTGACAGAAGTTGTGACATGCGTTTCAGGTTCCCTGAATTTCCGCAAAGTCAAACTGTTGCGTGTGGTTTTGCGCGGTGTCACCCCTCAATCACAACTTTCGACCTAGACCACTCCTTGCGCTTGTCTCGAAGGAACTCATCCAGAGCCGTGAGGATGCGGGCTTTCATCACGTCATCCTTGACCTTGTCTCGGTGGTTGCGCACGGCGTGAACCAGCTTGATCTCCTTGCCGTCGGCGACAAAGAAGAAACCCGCGACGGTTTCGGTGCCTTTCGGGAGGTTGTCGGCGAATGCGGTGAGTCCCGCGTTGAGGGCTTCAGTCGGGTTTTCAGTCATGAGTCTTTCCTTGCATGGCCAACACGGCGCGGTGTTCCGGGGTGTCTGCTTGGTGATGGATCACCATCGGAAGCGTTCCGCCCGCTGCGACATGCTCATCAACCTGGCGCTGGCGTTCTTTGGCCAACCAGTCGAAAAACGAACCTAAGCCCGCCTCGCGTTCGATCTCCTCGTGAGCCAACAACGCGGCGCGGACCTTGTCTTGAATTGGGATCATGCGGAAAGCTCCGGCGTCGCCTTGAGCTGCTTGCGGTCCAGCGTCTTCTCCGCCAGAACGTCAATCTCGACTTCGACCGGCAGCACAGAGATAAACCAGCGCGGGGTCTTGGCTGGCACACCGCATCCGGTTTGCACGAGGCGGTCTTGCCGCGCCGGATCGTTGAGGAGGTCGGTGTATTCGGAAAACGTCAACCCGCGCCCCTGATAGACCATGAGGTTGCGGGCGTAGTCCCACCGGAACCAGTCCTGGGGGTGCATCCCTGACGGCGACTTGATCTCATCCTTGTCACCGGGGCGCAAGCTCTTGACGTGGTTCAGGTAGACCAGATACCGCCATTCCGTTTTAGGCTTCGCCATCGGAGTTTAGGATGCGCTGAATGTTCGTGTTGTCCAACAAAAAGCGCCGCCCCGTTTCCAGGGCGACGCCAGTTGAGGTTCGAGTGACCGATTGATTACGCGGCCAAGGTCGGCTTCCTTCCGCTACAGAAGCTCAGGCCAACGTGGTTGATGGCGGTGACCATCACCGCGAATCCGACCTGACGGTCGATGAAGTCATAGGCGATCTGGTGGCCGTAGACCGAGGACACCGCCGAGCAGTTGACCATGCCAAGGTCGCGCAGCTCGTTGGTGTAGTGGTTGGTATACATCCCGCGTCCGCGAATGATGGCCGTGGAGCCCATCGCGTAGCCAAACCCGTAGGGAACTCCGTTGGCCGTCACCGGGCAGATGAAGCTACCTTCCGGGTGGGTCGAGGTGTTGTTGGCCGAGGACCAGACCACGTTGCCGCAGTTGGTTCCGTTGGCCAGCGCCACGTCGTGGACCATGTAGCCGTCCGCGTTGTGAGACGCGATGCGATACATGCCCCACTTGCCGCGATCCGCGCCGCTCAGGTTCTCGATGACGACATACCGAGGAGCATCCTGCGGGGTGCCTGCGTCCGGAGCCGCCGGGCTGTAGGCCGCGCCACCGCGAGGGCCTTTGCCCGACGCGAAGGTGTAGCTGTAGCCCGGGAACCAGCGCAACGGCTTGGTGTATTTGCTGAGGTCGGCCAGGGCCGAACGATAGCCACCGTAGATGTAGCGGTTGCCGCCGGTCAGGCCGGAGGTGAGGGCCTTGCCCAGGAACGCAACGGGGGACTGTTCGCACCCGATCGCGCCGTGGTTCGCGGCATTGACGATGTCACGCGAGCGAATGATGTTTCCATCAAGCTCATGCAACCCGCCAGCGTAGATCACGTTGGCATCGCCGCGAACGTCGGCATTCTGGTGGACACCGTTGGCGATCAACTCTTTCCGCAGCGGGACCAGAGCGGTGCTCGGGAACGCATACATGTATTTGTTGATCGGGTTGCCCATGCCGTCCTTGCCAACCTTGGCCGGGGGAGTCCCGGTGAGGCGGAGAAGGCTGGACAGGTTGATGATGTCGTTGATGCCGACGCTGTCGTTCAGGGTGAGCTGATCGAAGCTGGACTTGCCGCCCGCGAAGAAGGTGCCGGTGGCATTGGTCCCAAGGATGAAGGTCATCCCCATGTCTTCGACCATCCAATCAGCGGCCTGTTCGCCGAGGCGTTGGACAGCGGATGGGTTCATGAGTTCGGCCCGAAGACCCATCAACTCGCCCATGCGGGCGGTTTCAGAGTATCCGAAGCGGACCCAATCAACCGTCACGTCGAAGCCGTTCAGAAGACGGCGGTCAAACTTGTTCGCGTCGTCGAACGCATTGTCGCCCGTGACGGGGACGTTTGCGTGACCAGTGGAGGTCGTGATGCGCAAGGTTTGACCGTTGCCTTTGGAAGTGTCGGTCTTCGAGAGGATCATGGAATCCTCCGAAGTTCCCTCCATTCCCATGGTCCAGTTCTTGGAGCGTTCGCCGTAGCGAATCACCTTGTCCCAGATTTTGCGGACTTCCGATTCCGCCCCGGTGCGCACCGCTTCGCCGTAGTTCGGCGAAGAGAGCAGGGTCGTGATCGCATCCGTTCCAACAAGTGCAGGATTAGTAGCCATTTTCTTAGTGTGTTATTGTGTTTGAGTTAGTCGTTGAGTTTGCTCTAACGGCCAATTCCACGGGTTACAGACCGGCTGCTGCGAGTTGTTCGAGCAGCGCGGACGCCGATGTCTTGGCCGCCGGGGCGGTTGTGGTCGAACTGCCTCGACCGGTTAACGGCTTGGCTACCGGGGACGGGGATGTTGTGACGGGGCGTGTAGTGGTTGCCGCTCTTTCGCGGCGGGCTGGAGTCAGGCCGAGCTCAGCGGCGACAAGATTAGCCACGACCTTGGCGAGATCCGCACGGGCAAGCCGGGGGTCTCCAGTCGCGGACCATCCATCGAGGATTTCCTTCACCCGATCGTGCGCCGGGTGAGTCTCATCCTTCAGCTCGGGGTAGATCGCATGAGCCTCCGCCTCGTGCTGATCGAACTCTGCCCAATAAGCCTTTTCATCCGCCGCTTTTGCGGCTTCCAGCTTCGGGGCGAGCTTCGTCAGGGCGCGGATTTCGGCGGCCTTGGCCTTGGCTTCCGCCTTGGCTTCGTCGTCGAACTCGTCCACCGCACGATCAAGGGCTGCATCGGCTTCGGCCTGAAGGACTTCGATCCGGGCCTCAAGCGAGGCGAGGTCGTGAATTCCTTCGGGCAGTCCGTCGATCGCAGGCTTCTCGGGTTGCGCGGTGGTCGGCTCAGGCTTCGGAGCGTCAACGATCCCCAGTGCCGCTTTGGCTCGGGTTTCGGCTTCGCTCGGGCTGATCTTGACTCCAGTCTTCGCCAGTTCCCGGGTGATTGTGAGGGACATTTCCCACACGTCATCGCGCGGAATTCGCATCCGACGCGTTCCAGGCTCAGGCTTGACCTCTCCGGGATCCTCTTCCTCCTCTTCGGCTTGCGCTGGTTCCGTGGTCTCAACCGGGGCGTCGCCCTCGGTCTTTGGTTTCGGAGCCAGAAGCGCCGCGAGTTCGGCAAGTTCCGGGTCATCATAGGTCACAACATCCCCGGCTCCGTCAGCCGTTGCCAGGGATTGGGTATCCGTCCCCTCAAGGACGGCCGTCTCAGTCGTATCGGCGGCGGACGTGAGCCCAGCCTGTTCGAGTAATGACATGCCGCCATCATGACCCTTTCGCGCACGCCCGCACGGGTAACTTGAGGGCTCGGTTTGCGATGGTTGCGCGTGGTGTCAAGCCCAAAGTTTCGCTATTCACGGAACACCCATACAATGCCAGCATGAACGAACTCGAAGGCTTCATAAAAAAGCATGACGGCACCCCGGACCCGGAGCCGGGTTATGACAAGCCGGTCGCCGTTTTCGATTCCGTCCTCAAACGCCGCCTCCAAGAACACCCCGACGGTCGCCGACTCGAAAAGCGACTCGTGGAGCATTGCATCGCGGAAAAGCTCCGGTGCGAGAATGAGCTTGGCCGCGATCACGCGCACGCAACGGGATTCCTCACCGATCCGAACGCCCCGGCCAACCAGCAAGCGAAGCTCGCGGTGCGGACCCACATGGGCCAGCGCAAGCTTTTTGATCTGATCTACAGCCTGGAAATGGATTGGCGGCCCATGCTCTATCCCGGTCTCTGGGATCACTCCAACGATCACATTCCGATCACGCGGCGTCAGATTCAGCAGTTGGAAGCGAAGGCGCAAGGCTACTTTTTCGGGTCCGATCCATGGTTCGGAATCGCCCCGACGCCGCTCGGCAACAACGATGCCGAGATTGCCCCGGTCGTTGAGGGATGGGCGCGATGGGTTGTTGACCGGGCCGATGCCGTCGAAGTGCTCAACATCGCGACGGCGCAAGCGTTCCGGCGCGGCGAGGGCATCACCAAGACCTCATGGCTCCGCCGTCCTGACTATTACGAAACGGATGCCGAAGTCGTGGTGGACAAGGGCAAGCCGATCTTTGCCAAGGACGGCGATTACATTTTCCGCTCCGACCAGTGGATTCGGAACAAGGACGAGAACGGCACGGTGCAGTTCATCTTGGCCCGGGATGGGTTCACGATGTTGCCCACCTACGCCCAGGAGCCGGATCAACTTCAATTCGCCGTCCACACGGTCGAGCGAATTGTGGATTCGGACAACAGGGCCGTCATCGACAACGTCGATTTCAGGGACTTCCTGATCGGACTCACGGATCGGGATGTTGATACGGCTCCCTTTGTTGGCCATATCTACGATATGCCTGCGCTGAGCCTCACCGCTCAGTATTTCCAGAACGACGGCAAAAAAGAGGATTTCCCGAACCTTTTGGCCTACATCAAGTCGCAGGGCGTCGGCAGCACGAACCCGAAATCCGCCAAGGAGCAACCCCGGGAGGATCTTGGGGAGGCGCTCGGGATGGGGGCGTCAACTACGCAGTTCACCGACACAACCAAGCGCGGGACCAAGATCGGTGTCCTCGAATGCTACGTGCATTTTGACGTGTTCGAAGAGGGCCAAGACCGCAGCCTCATGGTCCTGGTGGACATCGACCAGCAAAAGCCGATCTTCTACGACTACGCGAGGAATGTGTTGCCGCGCGGCAAGCGTCCATTCTCCATCGTCCGGATCAACCCGGTGGATGGACGGTGGCACGGCGAGGGGATGGCCAAATACTTCTGGCGGCTCAACTGGTCCGTGGACACCACCGCCAACCGCTTCGCGTTCCAGACGATGACGACGGGAACGGTAAGCGCTTTGGACAAGTCCGCCTTCACGGATTTCGAGGAGCAGGACGGGCCGGTCACGATCAACGGCGGCGAGCAGTGGAACCTAAGGCCGGGCAGGCAGTTGGAGGAGGCGTTCCAGGTCAAGTCGATTGTGCCGGTCAATCAGGCGGATCTCTACACCTACTTGGAGTTGCTTCTCCAGACGGTCCAGAACCTCACCGGCCAAGCCAACATGAACGACAACGCCACGGCTGGGTTGAACACCACAAAGACAGCCACCGGGATCAATCAGATGTCGCGCGATGGGGACCAAATGTTTGCGCCCTACATCATGCACCTGTCCCCAGGACTGGCGCGGGCCACGCAATCCATCATCCTCTTGGCCGCCGATCGGATGCCGGACTCGCAACTGTTCCGACTCACGGACGGCGATGCGGTCAAGATCGAGGCGATTCAGCGGACCAAGGTCGTCGATCTTGAGTTCGATATCACCATGACCGTCGCCAGCTTCAAACAAGAGCAGCAAGGCGGCAAAGGCTTGGAGGTGATTGGCCTCGTCGAGCGTTTCATGGCCCTGCTTCCCGAAGTTCGAATGATGCTGGCCCCGGTGTATCGGAAGCAAATGCA